TGGGAAGTTTAGCGATTCCGCTTGCAGGGATTGTTTTATTGTTGATTGTGGCGATACCTAGCGCAATAGCTTCTGCGATAATTGCGTTTTATGAGAAATTTGTCAAACGGAAAACAGGGAAATAATCATGCTGCAAGCAGAAGAGATACAACGCTTGATTGATGAGGATAAGACCAATAATTTCTATCAGCTGGCAGACTGGAAACGGCTGCGGAAAAAGGTCATACGCATGGATCATTATGAGTGTCAGATCTGCAAAGCAAAAGGCAGGTACCGGCGCGGGCAGATCGTGCATCACGTCAAGCATTTGAAGGACAGGCCAGACCTTGCACTATCTATCTGGGATGGCAAGGATCGGCAACTTATCACAGTGTGCAAACAATGTCATGAAGAGCTGCACCCGGAGAGCCAGCGGCAATATAGTCCAAGTGAGCAGCAAGGATTTACGAATGAGGAAAGATGGGATTGAAATGGTAAAAATTTTTCCGGCAAAGGATAATCTACCACCAGCACCCAAGCCAATGTCGGTGCCACCAAGCAGGAAGAAGGATAGCCTGCAGGATTTCAAGGATGGATACAAAGCTGGATTTGCAGATGGGTATAGGGAAGGAATGGGCAATGCCAAGAAAGAAATTTCACTTTGACAAAATCAAAGAACTACGAGATAAAGGATTGAGCTATTCAGAAATAGCAAAGATGTATGATTCTAGCGATGACGTTGTAAGGCGTTTTTGCAAAATCCATGGGCTGAGCAACAGGGACTATGCAAAATTATCTGGCGCCGAAGCTGTCGAGATGTCTTTGATGGACAGAGTAAAACAGGCGATAGTCTTATTGAGGGGCCAGGAGCCGCCAGAAGGTTATTGGCTGGGTTTCAGCGGCGGGAAAGACAGTCTCGTGTGTTACTGGTTATTGGTTCTGTCTGAAGTAAAATTTGAAGCGCACTATGCTCTGACAGGCACAGACGCTCCGGAGACTATGGCCTTTATCCGTTCGTTTCCTGATGTAATCATAGATTTGCCAGAAAGAACAATGTTTCAGCTGATAGAGGATAAGGGCGGTTTTCTACCGACACGCAAATGTAGATATTGCTGCGATAAACTGAAGGAAATGAGAGCAAAGGACCGGTGGAAGGTTCTAGGTGTGCGTGCCGATGAAAGTGCCAATCGTAGAGGGCGAGACATAGTCGACAGAAAAAGGAAAGAAGTTTTGCCTATTTATGGTTGGAGTGATATTGATGTTTGGGACTTTATTCAATGCAATCTATTAGACTACAATCCACTGTATGATGTGGAAGGTTTTGAACGCGTGGGCTGCATTGGATGTCCTTTGGTGAGCAAACGCAAGCGTTTGGTGGAATTCGAGCGATATCCTTTGTATAAGAAAGCGTATATTCAGGCGATAGAACGAGGATTGCAGAAAAGTGGAGACAAAGACAAAACGGCGCATGAATTATTTGAGGCGTGGCTCAATTTTTAGTCCCCCCTTCGAAAAAAATAAGATTTGTTTATATATCACTTTGTCGGGGGTGTTCCGGACAAGAGATAAATTCCAATCTTCGCGCGAGAAATGAGGTGGTTTTACGGATAAAAAACAACTAAGAAAGTTAATCGAAACGGATCTGTCTGACCAGCTGGAGCGAAATGGAACGGTCGGGGAGTACTACAAGGATTTGATCAAAGACTATATGACCCTGTGGGACACGAAAAATCTACTGGCCGCCGATATAAAAAAGCGGGGCGCTGTCGTCGATTATGAGTCAAACACCGGCACCATCAACAAGCGCAAGAACGATTCTGTGGGCGAGCTGGTCAAGGTCAATATGCAGATGCTCAAATTGCTCGACGCCATGGGCATCAAACCTGCTCAGACGGGTGATCCGGATGACGACGAAATGTAAATACATCGACGACTATATCGACTCCATAGAATCGGGCGCGGTGCCAGCATCAAGGGAGATGCATCAGGCTTGCAGCTACATCAGGGACAAGCTGAGTGATAATGACGTTGTAATTGATACCGAAAAAACAGAAAAGGCCATTGAACTGATCGAGCGCTATTTTAAGATGGCGCTTTTTCCATGGGAAAAATTTGTCCTTGCCTTGATCCATTGCTATTACCGCTCAGATGAGACAGTGGTATTCAGCGAGTTTCTGATCATGATGGGCCGGGGCAACGGCAAGAACGGTTTTATTTCCGGGGTGGCGTGGTACTTGACCACCATGTACCACGGCGTGCAGGGCTACAATGTGGACATCATCGCAAACTCGGAGGAGCAGGCCAAGACCAGCTTTGATGATATCTATCAGATGCTTGATGACACCTGGGACAAATCCAAGAGATTTTTTCACAAGACAAAAGAAGTCATCACCAGCTTAAAGACCCGCAGCTATATCAAGTACAACACATCAAACGCTAGAACAAAAGACGGCAAGCGTTCGGCCTGCCTGATCTTTGACGAGATACACGAATATGAAAACAGCGAGATATTGGGCGTTTTCAAGTCCGGCTTTGGGAAGCGAAAGCACAGCAGAATTTTTTCCATCACGACAAATGGTCATGTGCGGGACGGCGTGCTGGATGAACGGCTGCGCATCGCGGGCGATGTTTTAAGTGGTGAGATCAAGAACTCCAGGCTCTGCCCTCTGCTCTATAAACTGGACAATGAAGAGGAAGCCGTGGACCCTAATATGTGGGTAAAGGCCAATCCGTCCTTGCCTTATCTGCCGAATCTGAAAGCGCAGATCGAACAGGAATATTTGGAAAAAGATTATGACGAAAATGTGAAGCAAAATCTGTTTACCAAGCGTTTTAATCTGCCAAAGAGCAATAATGAGATCGCGGTCACAGAATACGACAACATTTCTGCGACCAATAAGCCGCTGCCAGATCTGAAAGGCTGGAGCTGTACGGTGGGTATCGACTACGCCGAGCTGTCAGACTGGGCGGCGGTGAACTTGCACTTTAGGCGGGGGGATGAGCGCTTTGATATCAATCATGCATGGGTGTGCCTGCAGTCCAAAACACTGGGGCGGATCAAGGCACCCTGGAGAGAATGGGCAGAAAAAGGATACATCACGGTGGTGGATGATGTCGGCATCCATCCGGATTTGATCTGCGAATTTATCCGGGAAGCTGGCAGAAGCTACAACATCAAGATAATCGCCCTGGACAATTACCGCTATGCGCTACTATCTAGCAGTTTGAAACGCATCGGATTTGATGCGAAGGACAAAGAGCGGGTCAAACTGATCCGGCCATCGGACATCATGCAGGTGGAGCCAATTATCCAAGAGTGTTTCAACCGGCAGTTGTTCCACTGGGGCAATGTGCCGCATCTGCGCTGGGCAGTCAACAATACAAAGCGGGTGCGCTCCAGCAGGAGCGCAGGATGCGATACAGGCAATTTTATCTACGCCAAGATAGAGGCCAAGAGCAGAAAGACAGACCCTTTTATGGCCTTGGTGGCCAGCATGACGGGGGAGTCGGTACTGGGCACTGGGCAGCCGGTAGAATTGCCCAATATACCGGTGTTCACATTTTAGCAGGGAGGTGAGAGAGTGGCGATCAATTTTTTCAAGTGGCTGGTGGGCAAGACGGCTACGGCAGAGCAGACGGACAGCGACATTGTTTGCAGCGAATTGTTTCAGCTGGCCCAGGAATATGCACTACGGGATCTGGCATTTCAGACGTGTGTGAACACCATCGGTAATGCGCTGGGCAAGTGTGAGTTTCGGACTTATCGCAACAATGAGGAGGTACAAGAGGCCGAGGCTTATCTTTGGAACGTAGAGCCCAACATCAATCAAAACAGCACAGCCTTTTTGCATAAGCTTGTCGCCAAGCTTTATACGGACAATGAGGTCCTAATCATCGGCACCAGGGGCTTTGATGGTATGGAGCGACTGGCCATTGCAGATAGTTTTTCCCATAATGGCGATTATCCGTCCAGGGAAAATGAGTATACGTGCGTGACCGTGGGAGATTTTTCCTACAACAAGACTTTCCGGGAGCATGAGGTCATACACTTAACGCTAAACAATAAGGACATCAAGCGGGTGCTGGACCGCATGTACGACAGCTACAACAAAATGATTGCGGCAGCGCAGCAGAGCTTTGGATTTGAAAATGGGCAGCACTGGAAGGTGCATGTGGATCGTTCGCCGCAGGGTGATAAAGAATTTGAAGAAAACTTTGCCAAAATGATGGAGCAACAGATCAAGCCATTTTTACAATCAGGAAACGCCGTATTGCCAGAATTCAACGGATACGAATATGAGGACGTGAGCAAAGGCAGCGGCAAAGATACGCGGGATATCAGGGCCATGTACGATGACATCTTTGATTTTACAGCGCGGGCCTTTCATATCCCCACAGTGCTGCTGTCTGGTGAGATTGCCGGGACCTCAGATGCCTTTAATCGCTGGCTGACCTTGTGCATTGACCCTTTGGCCGACCAGCTGCAGGAGGAGATCAACCGCAAGCGCTACGGCCTGAAAGAATGGCAGCGGGGAAACTACCTGCGCGTCGATACCTCCACGCTGATCCACTTTGACATCTTTGCCAATGCAAGCAACGTGGATAAACTGATCAGCTCCGGCGCCTTTAGCATTAACGAGGTACGGCGGGCTGCCGGGCAAAAAGAGATCGATGAGGACTGGGCAGACCAGCACATGATCACGAAAAATTATGCGACTATCGCTGATGCCTTATCAGCAGTGGGAGGAGGTGAAGCAAATGAGAAACTATTATCAACTGACCCAGAGTGAGAGAACGGCAGACTTGAATATTTACGGTGATATCACAAGCTGGCCATGGCTTGAAAGCGATGTGTCGGCTTATAACCTGTCGCAGCAGCTGGCTGCGCTGGATGTAGATGTAATCAACGTCTATATCAACAGCTACGGCGGCGAGGTGGCGGAAGGCCTTGCCATTTACAATGCGTTAAAGCGGCATCCGGCCAAGGTGACCACCGTCTGTGATGGCTTTGCCTGCTCCATTGCATCGGTCATCTTTATGGCAGGCGATGAGCGCATCATGAATGAATCCTCATTGCTGATGATTCATAACGCCTGGACTTATGCCAGCGGCAATGCGGCAGAGCTGCGCAAACAGGCGGACGATTTGGACGCCATCAACCAGGCAGCTGTCAATGCTTATCTGTCTCGCGTGAATATTCCGGAGGATGAAGTGAAAAGCCTGATGGACAACGAAAGCTGGATTCTGCCGGCCGATGCAGTGGCCTGGGGTTTTGCAACTGCCGTCGAAAGCACAGGGGAAAGCGAGAAGCCGGCACAGAGCGCTAGAAAGATCGTTTTTGCAAAAATGCAGCAGTCGGTCCATCAGTTTACCATTCCCGGCCATATGCCTTCTGCGGGCCAGTGCCAAGACCCCGCGTTTCATTTACCACTATGGAACAGCGGTAAGCATAGCAGCGGCATTCCAACCGATATGGTAATAAACTACTGGCCAGCAGAAGGCGGTGGCCACAATCATGGGATACCCGAGAAACAAGAACCAAAACCGGAACCAAGTCTGATGCAGATGTTGGCCGGCTTTTTTAATACGCAAAAATGAGAGGAGAATGACAATGAGAAGTAATGATTTAGCTACAAGAGAAGAAATTCAGGCGGCCATGCAAAGAGCATTTGCTGAAAATGACACTGCCGGTTTTACCGCAGCTTTTGATCAGATGATCCAGAGCATCGGCGAATCTGTCCAGCAGGACTATGCTGACCTGGTGAATGAGATGGACAGCAGGGTTTTAGCTAGTCGTGGGGTACGGCAGTTGACCAGCGAGGAGACCAAGTATTATCAGGCGTTGTCTGATGCGCTGCGCAGCCAGAACCCGAAACAGGCGTTGGCCAACTTAAATGTTGTCATGCCGGAGACGGTGATCGACAGTGTATTTGAGGAGCTGCGGACCGACCACCCACTGTTGAGCAAGATCACCTTTACACCGACCAACAGCGCCATCAAAATGCTGGTTAACACCAATTCCCATCAGGAGGCCACCTGGGGGCAGCTGTGCGACGAGATCATCAAAGAGTTGATATCTGGCTTTAAAGAAGTGGAGACTGGAATGTTCAAGCTGTCCGCCTTTATGCCGGTCTGTAAGGCAATGT